AATTGTTTTTATCTAAATCAATTGGCTTGTCACCATTATAAAACCATACATAAGATGAGAGTTTTGTTCCATCTTGTGTATAGGTACATTTTTTGCCTACCGAGCAGGCGCTTAATGCAAATAATAGTGCCAGAACTAAATACAATTTATTCATTTGGCTCCTTTGGTGCAGGGCCAACCTTCGAATGATATTCATACGTTAGTGCCTCTGCGTTTTCTTGTTCGTCTTTTACGCGACAACATGTACCTGATTTTTCTTTTTCTCTGGTATGCATATTGCAAGTTTGTTTTTCTTCTATTGACATGAGAAACATTCCCCATCGTTTACTCTAGCTCCTTGAGGATTACAATTGCACTTAGTGCAAGCGCATACCCCATTAGCATCAGAATGTTCACCTACATTACAGTGACAATCACAAAAACAATCTTTACATTTACTCATTTTTCTTTTCCTCAATTCCGTAGAAGTACTTATCAGTATCTTCCGTTTTCCATTTACTACTATCTTCTACATTCCATTCTGAAGTTTGTACCTTCCAATCAAAAGGAATTTCATCTTTCACTGTGAAAGAGGGAATGCTCCATATGATTCTATTGTTAGGTTGTGCTGCATAATTCCCATCATCCAAGGCTATTATGTGCGCGCACTTATGTTCGTGCGGGATTTCCGAATGATCTGTATCGACTATATTACTCTCTGGATGGCCCCAGTCAACTGTAAAGAGATAAGCGCCTTCGCGCCATTTCTTATCTTTACCTAGGAATTTACCGGACTGACCGTCCAAGACATCAAAAGAAGTAATGCTAGGATAGTAACTAAAGCAATTCCATAACTCCAACTCATCAAGTCGCAGCCTAGGAACTTCACTTGCTTTAAATCCTCTTTGTATGAATGCAGAGATCGGCAAACGGTAGAATACAGCTCCATTTTCCATAATTGCATGAAAGAGTATTGGACGCCCTGTAATCGATGCCAACCCAAAGATAAGGCAGTCTTCCACTTCTCCATGATGTTCTTTAAGATCATAGAGATATTCTCTTCTTATCTGCGCATACGTGGCAGGTATGTTTGCATTCAAATAAGCCATTCAACATAAATTCCTATAGTGCTGCGATTATTAAAATAACAACCACAACTCCAGCACCAATACACACTTTTCTGTGATCTTTCCAGATTTGTTTAATTGTTTCCATAGTTCCTCCTATTTTATGTCACCCCAGTTTTTACCGGACTCGTAGTCTACCTTATTAGGGATCTCTAGTCCAACTGCGGATTCCATAATTTCTACTATTTGTTGAGCTTGTTTATCATTTTCTACGGAAATATCCAGTTCATCATGTACTTGAATATGAGGGGTAATTCCTGCTTTATAGAGCTCTAACATCGCTTTTTTAGTCATATCGGCTGCTGATCCTTGTATAAGTTTATTTAATGCCTTGTAGGTGTAGGCTCTTTTAATGCCTGGTCCGTGTTCCAAGATTGCTTGTTCATGAGGCAATGCCTTATGAATACCGAATTGATTGGGCTCCCATAAATGAAACCGACATAAACGTCCTAATAAAGTTCTTATTTTACCTGAGTCTTGTGCACGTTTCATGACCGCATACATCAGTTGTTTTACAAATGGAACTTGTGTATGATATTGGCTAAAAATTTCTTCAGCTTTTTCCTTATTGACTCCAAGTTCTGCTTGTAATTTATTTTTTCCCATTCCATAGAATAATCCTAAGTTAATTGTTTTTGCTTGTAGTCGTGGAATGTTAGCCATGTCGGCAACAATCGTATGGAAATCTGCATCGCCTGCTTTATAGGCATCCAAGACATCATTCACTCCATGTAAATTTTGAAGCGCTGCGTAATGGACAACAAGGCGAGGCTCTTGTTGATTGTAATCAAAACAACCCCATTTACATCCTTCCTCAGGAATAAATAAAGATCTGATCCGTGGTCCAAGATTCTTGTTCCTTGCTGGAATTTGTTGAAGGTTCGGGTTACTATAGCTAAATCTTCCTGTAACGGTTCCTCCATTATCTCCACGTAATTGATTGATCTCAGCAAAGATTCTTCCCTTATGGGTATGTTTTAAAATGGTATCAATGAAGGTTGTGTGAGCTTTATTAATTTCTCTTGCTTGTGCTATTTTTTTAACAACAGGATGAGGATGGTGCATTAAAAAATTCTTCGTAAAAGAAGGAGCTTTAGTCTTGGCTGTACGATCATAGGGAAGTTTTAATTTATCAAAGACCTGGGCTATACTTCTCGCTGCCCAAATTTGTACTTCGACGTTCGTAGTTATCCCCACTTCATGAAGTAGCTTTTTCTCTTGTTCTACTAATGTTTTCTTTTCGATCGCTGCTTGTTCTTGATTTACACGTACACCGAGAAACCTCATATCCACTAGAGCGGGAAATAATTCTGTTTCTAGTTTCCATATATTATGAATATCTTGGTGTTCAATTTCTTTTTTGAGTTCTTGCCACAACTTATAAGTTAGTTCCGCATCTTTTTCTGCATAAGAACCTACATACATTGCAGGGAGTTTGTACATTTCAGCTTTTGCATCGACACCCCAATCTTTTGCCGCAGCATAAAGCGCAGCTTCATCCTTGCTTTGACCTAAATAGCGTCTTGAACAGCTATTTAAATCATAACGAAGTTGATTCTCATCCACAATCGCTGATCCGATCATCGTATCAATGATTCTACCTTTTATAGTAAATCCTTCTGAACGTAGCCAACAAACATCATACATGGCATTATGAAAAATTTTATCTGAGTTATTATTTAAAACTTCCTGAAACCATTTTCTCACCATGGTTTTATCCATATTGCCTCCGCCTTCATGGGCAATAGGAAAATAACCCGACCAGGTTTGAGTGGCAACTGAAATACCCACGATGTTTCCATTTTTAACAATGGATCCGGATCCCATCGCATGATTTAAATTAGGATCTTTGGTTTCTAAATCGATTGCTATTTCACATTCTTGACTTAAGTCTGGAAATGATTCCGGTGGAACCCATTCCGTTTGAGGTTTAAATAAAGGAGGTTGAAGGCTCATATTGCTTTCAATAATTGTTTACAATTAGGAACATTATCCATCATAATAATTTTTTTATTCATTGCCCGAGTGAGTGCAAGTAATGAATAATAAACGTACTTGCTTTGTTTTGACCAGTCAAAACTTTCGCAAACTAGTATCCTGCTATATTTAATGTCTGATATATCTTTAAGTTGAAAATAACGTTTAAAAATAGGAAGTTGTCTTGCCTTAGCAAGGTTAGCTTCTATAAATTCGATAAATCCTGATTCATAATTCGAGACCCAAATATATCCTTTAATTTTCTTATAACGAATAAGGGCTAAAACCCATGAGGCTTCATCCATGATTCCTTTATCCATATTCTGGTATTGCTTATCGTTGTAGCCCATGTCGTGATGTTCATCAATATTAACTAGAATAGTATTAGAGGGAACAAAGGGATAATGAAACTGATGTTCTTCAGAGAAGTAAACTTCTTTAACATCCTTAACCTTATCTATAAAGTAGGAGAGAAGGTCTTGATGCTGGGAGGCAGATTTTACCCAGTCACAATCAATACTTAAAATGTAATCATCTCGCATTAGTTATGTGGACACCTTTCTTTTTAATGTAAATCCTGGGGGTAAAGGTTTAAGGGCTTCCTCTTCTGCATAATCTCTTTCAATAGCCATATCAATATAGTGTTTAGCTTTTAGTAAATCTTGTTTCTGTCCTTTCTGTTTATGTCTGCACAAATATTTTATAGCATTTCCTTCTGCAAACGGCAAATTATTTTTATTAATAAATTCAGAAGGTTGAATTTTCATCGAGGCATAATGATTTCCTCCAATTTGTTTTTTGTATGTATCACTCATAATAAATAACTTTTATAAACATCCTTTGGTTCTACAATATGTAAATGGTCCTTGGTTCGTGTTGCGCCGACATAGAATAGTCGATTCACATCATCGGGTCTTTGTTCATATTCTCCATATGTTCGTCTTGTTAAATCGGTAAGGAGAACGACATTTTGGCATTCTCCCCCTTTAGCCCCATGGATGGTAGAGAGTGTAATCCGGGGGGCTTGGTTCAGTTTCTCTCCGTTCTGTCTCATCTTTCTAATGTATGATACTCCTCGTGTAGGAGCTTCGTCTAAAGCTTCGTACCATACTTTATCAGTAAGTAATCCATATTTATTTTTGCACTCTTCTAAAGAATAAAAACTATCTTTGTTCATTAAAGCAAGTTGTTCTTTTTGTAAATTTTTTGGGCTTATATAACTAAATATTTGTGTTACAGTTTGATAATCTAAAGTGCCTCCTTTACGCCATTTTTCCCAATGCGTAATAGCTTCATATAAATCAGACTCATATCCTTTTTTAAATTTATTTTTATAAAAGTATCCTTTTTGATAAAGAACTTCTTCTAATTCATCTAATAAAGATCGTGTTCTTGCGAGAATTAACCATTCCCCATGAGACATATCAATATCTCTAAAATCCGCATAGACCGAAACCTTTCCTTGTTTCATTTTAGGTTTCCATAATTTAGGAATTCGATTGTTTATTTTGCCTATAATTTTCATAGCAATTTCATGAATTTTTGCTGGAATACGATAGGATTGAGTAAGATTAATAAACTTTCCATCAAGAGCGATAAAACTATCTACATCAGCTCCAGCCCACTTAAAGATAGCCTGGTCATCATCACCGGCTATATAATTGTTTGCTGTCTTATTCCATATGGTTTTAACCATATCCCATTGCATAAGAGAAAGATCTTGAGCTTCATCCACAAAAACCACATCAAATTTGGGAGAGGCGTCGGATTCAATAAATTTTAAAATCATATCGTTAAAATCTACTAAACCATATTCTTTTTTATATCTTTCTAATTCATGAGCTATAATTTTAAGTTTATTAAATTCTACATCCTGCGTATGTTCTTTTAAATCATATTGTTTTTCAAAAGAAATATTTCGTAGTTTTGCTAATTGAAGAATTCTTAAGTAATCACTTTTAGTGGAGAATATGCCATTCATTTCTTGATCATTTTCTTCATAGTCCACGGGGAATCCTAGTTTGTTTCCTAAATCTGCATAGTGTCTTTTTTGCATAACGTTTTGTTTTTGAATACCTAATCGACGAAAAGCCAGCGAGTGGAGGGTTCTAAAATAAGGAAGATCATCTTCACTTAAATTAAATTTTTCAACAGCCCTATCCCTTGCTTCGTAAGCCGCTTTCTGAGTAAAAGCAAAATAACCTATCTTATTAGGATCAGTTTGTTTTAAATATTTATCAACAAGATTTAAAAGAGTAGTTGTTTTCCCTGTTCCTGGTGGACCGAGTACAATTGTTTTCATTTTATCTTCCTAAAAAAATTTCTCCAAATCGCTGATCTTATAATAGAGAAAACTGTAAAAATTAAAGCGATTCCTATACTATCCCATACGCTTGGATAAAGTCCAAAGAAAGGAAATATATAAAGC